CGGCGAGCGGCAGCACGCGGTTCATTCGGTCGAGGCGCAGGCTGGTGATGATCGTCTTCGGCGGGTTCGTCGTCTCAAACAACGGGTTCACGTCGCCCACCTTTTTTACCCGGAGGCCGAGGAGATTATTGAGGAAGTTCTTCTTATCGATGGCCCGGTCGCCAAGGCCCGTTTCGCCCGGACGAGAGTGCGCGAGGTTGTCGAGATAGGCACGAGCGTCACCCAGCAACTTGCCGAGTTCGTTGCTCCAAAGCTCGGCCCTCCCCTGCTCTACCGCCTTCGTTGCATTCCTCTGCAACACTTCCAACGAGACAGACTGGACGAGAATGTTATCCCCTTTGGTGACCCGGAATCCGTAGGCCAGGTCGGTGCGCCAACGCCCGGCGAGCGAACGATACTTTGAGCCGAAGCCTTTGCGCGTCGCGGCCTGGTAAAAGTGTGTCCACTCTTTGCCGGCACCCACCCGCAGCTCTGCGTTGATCTGCCGGAGATTGTCGAGCTGCACCGGGTTCAGTTTCCCGCGCTGCTCCACCGCGGCCAGCGTCTCGTCGGTCAAGTATCGGCCGGAGTAGTACGCCTGCCCGTCAACGATACGCCTTTGCACGGCGTCCGGATCGACCGCCTCGGCACTCAACGCCTGCGCATCCAGAGCTTCGACGAGTGCCGCTGACGTGGCGCGCAGGTCGCGGTTGATTTCGGCGGGGCTGCGAAGCTTCACACGCCCGTCGTCTCCGTAAACCGGGTTGCCGGTGGCGTCGCGTCGGAGTTCGGAGGCAGCATCGAAAAACTTTTCGGCGTATCCGGTGGTTCGTGACAGGGCAACTTCGTCGATCTTCGTCACGTCGCCTTGCGGATCGCCCGCCGCCCCGGACCGGCCTCTCGCTCGGCTCCGGTAGTAGGTGTCGAGGAGTGATGAAATGGCTTTGGACTTTCGCATGTCCCCGAAGAGTGAGGACCGCACAACTCCGTCGTCGCGGTCGAAGACGAACCCGAGCCGGCCAAGAAAGGTCTTGAGCGCAGCGTGATTGAAGATGAGGTCGTTCCCCTTGAGCGCCGCGTTGTAGTCGCCGCTCTCCAGATATGCCAAGTGCTGTTCGGCGAAAATCTCGCGTGCGAGGTAACTGTCGGTGATCTGAGACTTGGCCCGCTCCAGCTCTTGCGGTGTCCAGTTCTTTTGATCGGCGTTGCGCTCGATGGCATCGACGTACTGCTGCCGACGAAGGTCGAACTCAGCATTCAACCGGAAGGTTTTCTTCCCGGCGGTGTCCGTATCCACGATTGGGTTACCGTTTCCATCCCGGGCAACGTAGTCGCCCGGGATACCGGCATCCGGGTCGCCAAGGATCGCCCGATCCACCGCGCTCCCGAGGTCCCACTCTTCAATGTAGTGGGCCAGCTCGTGGCCGATAACCTCGTGAAGCGGGTCTTTGGACGCCAAATTGACGGTGAGATAGTCGGGATTGTCCCGCTTGAACGCTCCCGCGGTCTGCCGGGGGTCGTCCACATACTTGATGCGGGCATCCGGGTGAACCGCGAGGAAGTTTGCGATCCGGTCCTGCTCGGCGCGCGGCAATTTGTCGAAAACCTTAGCCTCATCCGGCCGCGCTTGCAAGATGTCCCGATACAGTCGCGTCTGTGCCGCGCGCTCCCGAGCAATCTGCGCCGGGTTCGCATATCGCCGCCACTGGCCGAACGCGCCGACAGCTGCGCCGAAGAAAGACCCGGCCCCCGCGCCGGCTGCGGCCCCCCGCATCGGGTCTTCGGGGTTGCCTGCGGCCCCGAAGACCGCGCCAACAGCCCCCGCAGCGGCGGCACCGCGTACAGCCCCCGCGCCGAGTGTTCCCGCGGTCCGCGCCGGCGCGAAGACTGAGGAATCGATGAAGGAAGCCGCCTGCTTAGTGAAGCCGGAAACGTCCCGGGCCATGCGAACATTGCGCCAGAAAGGGAGGGTAGCCTCCCCAGCAGCAAAAGTCTCACCCAACCGGCGCAGGTCGCGCCCGCCGGCGCGGACGATGGACGACGTTCCGACGATGCCGAGGCCGGCACCGACTGCCGCCCCCTGTTCGTCCCCCACCGCGTAGCCGGCGGTGCCGAGAGCCGTTGCAGAAATGCCCTTGGCGAGCACCGCCTGCGCGGCGGCGTCTTCCGGCGCGATCTTCTCGGCAAGCTGCCGCGGGAGCGCCCCCACTGCATCCAGCACGCCCCCGACCCTCTCGGCGATTTCGCCCACGGCCCCGAGGGCCTTGCCGGCGGCGACGCGGCTGCGCGCGGCCTGCGTGAGCTGTTCGAGGCGGGCGGCCTGCCGGGCCTGTTCGGCGGCGACGGTCTGCTCGCCGAGGCCGATTTCGCCACGGAGGGCGGCGATCTTCCCGGCCAGCTCCGCCGTGTCTTTTGCACTCACGAGCAGTTCCGGCTTCCCCAGCACGACCGGAGCGTTTGCCGCCGTCTCCGTCGTCGCTTCGAGCGCCGCCACTTGCCGGCGCAGCCCGGCGACGTGCTCGACCGCCGACCGTAGTTCCCCTGCGAATACGGCCTGCACCGGAGCCCGGGCAACCCGAGCCGCTGCCACCCCGGGCAACCAGTTGGCCGGGTCCATGAGCAGCGCGCCGCCTTCTGTGGCCTCCTGGTTCACCTCCGTCGTGCCGACAATACCTTCAAGGGCTGGGATCGCTGCCGTCACCTCCTTGTGGAAATTCTCCGCCGTCTTGGCGTCATCGTAGTTCTTCACCTCCGCAGCGAATGCTTTCTGGGCGTGAAGCTCGTCGAGCACCGCGGCCGTCGCGTCGTCGGAAAAGAGTTTGGCAACGGCAGTCCCGGCTTTGTCCGCCCACACGGGCAGACTGCGCACCAGCGTAGCCGCGTTGCTGCCGACCTTGGCCGCGGACACAAGGTTCGTATCACGCCCGCGCGCCGAGGACACGAACGGCGCGAGCGGACCCAACAGCGCCTCCATCAGGAGCGTCCGCTGCGGGTGGTCGCGCACGGCCTCCGCGGCCCCGGCAAGGTTCTCGGCTCCGAACTGTGTGAGGTGTTTCGGGATCGAAGTGAGGGCCGCGGCAAAGGTGCCAAGCAGCGACCGGTCGTGCTTCTCAATTTGCGTCTGCCAACGCCACAGCGGGTAGTCGCGGGTTTCGAGCGCGTTCTCCCCGCCGGCAACGCGGTTCGCGAATTCCGAATGGCGGTCGAAGAAATCGCCGGTCCTTTCGGGGTGCTTCTCAATCTCCAGCTGATCGAGCGGCGACAGCCCCTTGTAAACTTCTTTTGGGTCCGGCTTAACAATCGGCTCGGGCTCCGGGGCCGGACTGGCGTCGATTTTCGCGGTCAGCTCTTGTTCGAGCTGGTCGATTTCTTGTTCGGAGAGCCCGGAAAGCTGGGCTTCGAGAGCCGGGTCTTCAGTGAAGGAAGTTTTCTCGGGCGTCATGTCGCCCGAGGTTACCCGGTTTCCCGGTTCCCCGGCTAGGGGGTGCCGGGGTTTCAGCGCCGTTCCCTGCGCTGGCGGATGTAGTCGCGCAAAACCTCCTCGGGGGTTTTCTGCGCCGCGGCTCCGGAGTTGCTGGCATCCCGGAATCCGGAGACATTGTATCCGGCCTTCCCATACGTATCGACAAAGTTCTTATAGCCCAGCTCCAGCTTTTCCGACAAGTCGCTGAGCAGGCGAGCCGCCACTTCCGGGTCCTGCTTCGCGTTCGGCAGAAGCTTCGTGTACCGGTCCACGTCTGTGTCGGTGAGCACGCCGACCTCGCCGAAGACACCCCGGGCGAGGTTGGGCACCGCCGAGGTGATGAGCGCGGTGAGGGCCTGAAAATCGGGGTTCCACGCCGTCGTGAACGCCCCGATACGGCCACCGATCGGACCGGAACGCCAGCTTTCGGCGATCTTATCGAAGGCCGATTTGATCCGGCGAAGGTCGTCCTTGGCTGACTGGATTTGAGACAGGGATTTTGTCGCCGTATCCGTGAGAATCTTACCCGCGGCCCCCTTTGCCTGTGCCACCTCGACCTCGGCCTGCCGGTCGAGAGACTTGACCTTCTCGTCCTCCAGCTCCTTGCGTCGGGCGTCGAAGAGTTTGGCCGTGCCCGGATCGGAGCGCAGCACCGCCGCGAAGAACGGGTCGGAGGAAATCTGGGCGAGGGCTTCCGGGGTCTTGGCGAGCGTGATGCCGGCGTAGAGGCGCGGCGCAGCGGCTTGGACGCTGGTGGCATACATGGTCTCGCGGTCCTTCACGTAGGAGGCTGCGGGGGCGATTTCCGCACGAAACCGCGCGCCGAAAGTCGGGTCATCCTGCAAGTGCCCATATTTCGCGGCCACCCTCGCCCACGCGCGAACGATACCCTCGTGGTCCTCGGCCGGGAGGTCCCGAATCTGGGCGATGTCCTCCGGAAGTTGGGCGAGGAGTTTTTCGTTGGTCACCCGGGCGGCGGCATCCTGCGCGATCTTTGTGCGCTTGCCCTCCGCCTCGGCGAGGCCGATGTCGAGATTCGTGTTGGAGAGCAGAAGCTCATTCTGCGCATTCGCATATTGGATACGCGCCATTTTCGTGCGCAAGTCCGTCGTGGCAATCTCGGCGGCGGTGCGCTGCTTGTCCAGCTCCAGCCGCTCGCGGCTTTGCCGCACCTGCTCGGCGCGGGCAAAAATGTTCGAGTACGTTTCGCCGATCGCAGCGAGGGCCTGAGCCTGGGCGATCCCGGCGCTGCCGGGAGTGAATTGCGGGGTGACCATGGCTCAAAAGAGTTTGGTGTTCGTAGAGCCAACAAGCGACGGTCCGGTCCCGAACCGGAGCGAGTCCGCCGACGGGAGAGAGCCGCTGTTCGTGTTCGGATTGCCAAAGAGCCCACCCAGCGCTCCAATAGACGAGCTGAACGCGCCGCCGAGGAGTCCGGCGTTCGTCGCGGACGCCGCCTGTGCGGCGTTGTTGGCAGCCTGCCCGATGCTGTATTGGTTTTCGTTGTCGCGCACCTGCGCGGAAATCGCGACGTTGGGGTCCACGAACATCGCCATCGGCGACATCGGGTTAACGCGCGGAGCCATGCCGAACACCGTAGAGAGAGTCTGCAACGCGGAGGCGCGTTTGGCGTTCTGCCAGTCGATGAGGTTGAACCCGAAGTCCTTGACGAGGGAGAAATCGTTGAAGTTGCCGCTCGTCCCGCGATTGATCCCCTTCTCCGCGGCGAACTGCTCGATTTTAGACTGCACGTCCTTCGGAAGCGTCGTCTGCGAGTCCAGGTCGTCGTTGAACGACTGCATGAGCCGCGACTGCGCCGCGGTGAAGCCGGGCATGGCCTGCTCGATGAGGCGCAACGACTCATCCTGCGCGAAGGTGTTCGTCTGGCTCGCGAGGAATTTGCTCTGGCCGAGGTTGTCGAGGTTCGCATCGATCGCGTCCTTCGCCCCCTTCCCGATGTCAACGGGGGTGTATGCCGCGGTCTGCGGAGCCTTTTGCCCGCTCTTAGTAATGAGTGCAGAGCCAATAGACCCCACAACGGTTGCTCCTGCTACCCAGACGCTCATTGACTTGCCCTCCGATGAAATTCCGCCGGGTCAAACGAGATGTGCCCGAGCTTTGCGTGGTCGTACGTGATTTCTTTGATCGCGGCCTCCGGGTCGTCGGTGGACGTGATGTGCGTTGTCGTCCACACCGTCTCCTCGACGATAAACAGCGCCCGCCGTGTACCCGGTTTTGTGATACCTAGATGGGGGGCGCGCAATGCCACCCAACGGGACTCGTCGTCCCAAACGAGACAGAGCCCCTTGGAGATAATGAAGGGGTGTTCGAGGAGGTGGATCGCCGAGGTGAGAAACGCATTCTTTGGCATCGTCAGCTCGCGGGTATAGACGAACTTCCCCTCAATCCCCGTCGGCGTGAAGAAATGCCGCAACCGGAACTCCGGCTGCTCCATCTGGCCGAGCTTCACATCGAGCGCGTCGAGTTGCTTCCACGCCTCGGACCCGATCCGCGACTCGGCGACAGCCACGCCCAGCTCGCGACCCTTGAGTTTTTCGATAGCGGTATCCATTATTCCTTTACGAGACACCAGCGGTAGAGGGTGGGCTGAACGACGGATACCGCGGCCCCCTTGCCCGTAGTCTTGGTTTGACGGGCTGCGTCTAGGGAGGTGTTGGGCTCGAAGGGCGACGTGGTGATGAGCGATCCGACGTCCCCATTGTCCGCGTTCGATCCCCTCGGGAGCTGGTATTCGTGTTTGTGCGCCGGGAGCTGGTCCTCCGTGAGGGTGATCGTCTCCGCGCCGGCGGCTTCGCCGTACTCGTGCGCGGTGAGCCCATCCCCGGTGCCTGCGGCGGCGAGGACGCGCCCGAGTGCCGGACCCGACTGGGACCAGCCGGGGTTCGTGGTTAGGGCTGCGTCCAGCGTCTCTGCTTCGACGAACTTCAGGTCGCCCGGAGACCCGCTCACGGTGCGCCACTTCGCCCGCTCGAAAACGATCTGGACGTGGATCGTCGTATCGAAGAACATCATTCCCTCCGGAGGGTTGATCGGACGACTCTCCGTCGGCCCCTTGGCGATGATGTCCGGGGTCTTCTCCCACAGACTGCCGGTCCACGCATAGAGGCCGATGATCGAGCCCGACGCAGATAAGCGGAGCCAAGCCTTGCCCCGGTCCGAGGACGCCGGCTCGGTGGCCGACAATACGAGTCCCGACAGCTCTTCGAGCCCTACCGCTTTGACGTATGCGGCGACAAGGTTGACGATCTCCTGCGTGCTGGACGGCAGCGGAAGATCGGAAGGAGTGGTGGCGGGGATAAGGGTCAGTTCCACGGCGTTGCTACGTATCTATCACTTCACGACAGGCCATCCAAGGGGGAGGCGGGGTTACGGTGCCAGAAGCCCGGCTGCACCACCCAATCGGGGACGCCGGCAGCCTGGGAACCGGGAGCGGGGGGCACCTCGGCATACGGGGTCGCGGCCTGCGCCTCCGTGTACACGGTGAAGTCGTCGATCCGGCATCGGCCTTCGACCTCCAAGCGAACCTGGAACGAGCGGCCCGTATTCACCTGCCTGGCCGTGGTTGAGTCAACGTGGTCCGGGGAGGATCGGGAGGAAAGGTGGAAATACTTCGCCGCGGGGCGCGCTCCCCACGCCAGCGGCTGGGCCGGGGCGGTCAGCGCCCACTCATCCCACGGCACCCAATAAGGGAAGCCATCGGGTCGAAAATACGCGCGGATCGTCACGGGGCCGCGTATTTCGGATGCGGATACGTCGAGCCGGCGCAGGGTCTTTCGGGCAAACGCGTTCCCGCCGAAGAAGCGGCGGGATTCGAGGGCTTGCGTCACCGGCTCCGTTGCCAATTCCGTTTCACGGAGGAGTTCCCAGACCGCATTCCGCCCGTCCAAGACCCGGCCCAGGATGAAACACCGCTCCACGCCGTCGATATGCCCGACGACGATGCTGGCGACGACAACGCCATCCCATTCGCCGTCGAAGGCGGGGTTGGACTTCTGCCCCCGCCCCGAGATGGAGTCGAAATTCAGCGCCACGAGACCCTGCGCGAGCGACCGGTTCCAATAGACCATCGGGCTATGTGTGCAGAGGACCCGGTTGTCGAAATAGGCGACCTGCGCATCCTCCAGCAGGAACGGGGTGTCGAAATCGAGCCGCTGACGCACCT